TGTTCTTTAGTTGCTGGGTTTAATACCATAATGACTCTATTGGGTTTAGCTTTAGAACGAACTGACTGGTCTATCTTATCAAAGTCTTCTTCCTTGATTAATTCTTCTGCTTCATCAAGTACCCAAGTAGTAATCCCACTAATCGACTTTAGTGCAGCAGTTTGATTTCCTGCTGATGTACGGATACCTTTAAACAGTATTGAGCTACCAGTACTTGTGTTTAAGATTTCATCTTTAGTAATACGAAAGTGTTCCATAATACCATACAGTTCTAACTTCTCTAAGAACTCTGGAATGATTGAGTTAGCAGCACTAATCATTGTATAACGAGTAAACAATATTTTATGTCCCTGCTCAAAAGTAAGGAAAGCAAGGAATGTAGTTATGGCAAATGACTTACCACTTCCCCTTCCTCCTGTCATTACAAAGTACCTGGTGTCGTTACCAAGTGCATTGTATTTATTATTCAGTACTGGTTTCTTCATTGTCAAGCTCTATGGTATTGTCTTCCTCTTGTCCTCCTGTAAACAGATTCTTAATATTAATGTTTACCTTCTGTTGTTTCTCTTCAGGTTTGTCAAGCGGCTTACCATACTTATATTCAAACAGAAGTTTAAGATGTGGGAACGATTGTTTAGCTTGTTCTGCTAATGATTCCCAAGCTTCTTCTTCGCTGCCGAATACTTTAGCCATTGCGTTAAGTGCGTAGATTCCGACCCGTTTTCGTTTGGCATCGTTAATAGCAGCAGAAGATGTGGGTCGTACAACAGGCACGTTTCTAACGCCTTGTTTTCGTCCATTGTTTCTTCGTCCATCATTTTCTTTGACATATTTATATTGTTTAGGTTTCCTTCCCATACTTATTATATATATAACTGATTGCAGACCAAACTGCATCACTTATCTCTTTTTTGTTGTATACTTTTGTTCCGATTTTTTTAATTCCATTTTTCTCGACCACAATTTTAAATTGACTACAAACAGGAGAACACTCGCCAACAGGGTGCCTATAAATCCTATAACCATTATCAATACACCATCGAGAATGTTTTTGATTGCATCCAATATTATACTCACCAAGCTTCCATTTTTTATTATAATCATCTATTTCTTTAGGAGACCTCTTCCTTCTCATACTTCGACAACTTTTCTACTGCGTTTACATATAAATCTCTCATATTCTCATACCTAGTTTGCCAGTACTCAACCTCTTCATCTTCATACAAACCAGCTTTTAAATTAACATCCAGATTCTCTTTTACAGAAGTTAATATTGTTTTACATTCATTATAAATATTCATAACAGGGTCCTTATGAAATTCCAGCATTTCAAATACTTTCATTCCGTGCATAACAGATGCGTGGTCTTTGTCAACTAAACTACCTATTTCTTTAAACGAGAAGTTTGTAAACTCTCTACATAATTTAAAATAAACAGCTCTTGAATAAACATATTCTTTCATACGAGAGCTTTGTGTTAGGTTCAACTCACTCCTTCTTGTTACCATTGATAGTATTCCTTGTAATGTAATTTTATTCATACTTGTCTTTTAGTTTAATTATTTCTTTTTGTATTTCACTATACTCTTTATTCTCACTAAACTCTATAGCCTTTTGTATTCCTGCACAATATTCATAATCTTCTGTGTTTTCATATTCAGTTATTTCAGATATAATCTCTTCTAGGGAAATACCCATAAGCAAATCAATAAGAGTTAAATAGTAAGCGTATTCTATCCTATACTTATAACTATCATAAAGTACCTCTTCTAACAAATTCATTTGGGTCTTTTGTTTTTCTGATGAAATACTCTTCATAAATGTTACAAACCTTTTTAAGTTTGCGTCCAGCTTTCTCCATAGTTTCTTCGCTGCAATTATAAATACCTATCTCACCGCTTCCTTTCTCTATAACTAGAAAAGTAAAGTTTTGTACATTAAATAGTTTTGAATATATGTAGCATTGCATATCATAGTGCCAAACATTTTTAGCAGTCCACAACCAATTATCTAACTTAGATGTAGTCTTTAAATCTATAACGTGATTGTCTTTTAGATAGTCAGCTTTCCCACGAAATGGGTAGCCGAAAAGCTCACCAATCATAGGAACTTCTGGACTACCACCTCGCAATAATTCACTTGCTTCTAAATTCTTATTTAGATATGTCATTAACTTACTTAAAGAGTTATATTCTTTTGTTAGTATAATTTCTTTATGAGGATTCTCTGCAGCTAAATCCTTAAACTTATTTGTTGTTCTAGTAGATGAATCTATAAAAAGATAACTGTCTTGTAGCTTCTGCGGTTCTAGTGCCATAACGTGAAAAAGCCTACCGTCCCTTAAAGCAGCAACATTATTATTCTCTTCTGTCAATGACTTTGTATATTGTTTAGGTGAGTCAAGTAGCTTCTTCGCTGATGATGAAGACAAGGCTGAAGTTCCTAAGTACCCATAATAAAATTTATCATCATACATCCTGGAAAGTAATTCTTCTTTCTTCCAAGTAGTTCCGTCTAGTAATGTTATTTGTTCACTCATAATTTCTCTAATAGTTTTTCAAGGTTAGCTAAAGCTCTCCAGGCTACCTTAGCATCGTGATATAATCCATCATCATCTAATGTTCCACAATCAATTAAATGTCTTGCTAGTGCATCTAACTCATCTGTTGATTTACTTCTGTCCCAATGTAATGGTTCTCCTGGATGATGTTGTTCGTTACCAATATAACTAACCTTAGATACATATCTAATTGCTTTAGGAAAATATCTTATTACTCCTGAATAAACAGGTTGTTCTTTTCTTTCTTGATGTTTTGTCTTATTCAAAATTTACATTTATTACATTTCCAAAATTCTCCTAACTTGTTTAATGTGTCAACTAAAGGTATAGGATTGTCTAACTGCTTCCACTTACCACCCATATCCCAAATATAAGTTACTTCACATTTATCTAAAGGTACATCTTTTTTATCATCTTCAAAATCGTGAGACACTTTAAGTATAGCTGCTTTCTTTCCAAGATTAGCACACCAAGCATTAGCCATTCTTTCTAATAACAATCTTTGTCCTGTTGGTATGAGTGCATCTTTATACTTAACCTCCATCAATATAAGAAATTTATTATCAAACTCAAACACAGCATCAACATCTGATGGATGTATCTTTCCGTTTTGCACTCCAGTAAAATCTATAGCCTGTTTCACTCTATCACTATTTCTTATTAAACTACTCATATTTATCAAATAAAGTTTTTAGCTTCTGCAGTTTACCAGCAAAACAAGAACCGCAATTAGTCATCTTATCGTTGTAATTAAATACTCTATTATATATAGCAAGTAATTGTCTTTGCTCTTCACCTGTAACTTGTGTCTTTTGTGCGGAGTAAAAGTCTGTCAGAAATGAATGTTCTTCTTGTGTCAAACAATTAGGTTTGTTATTAGGAAACATTTTATTTAATGTCTCTTTTCTTTTATCACATCCACAGTCTTTTCCTAGTGCATCAAACACTCCGTCAACTACAGCTTTAATTCCTGTAGCTTTTGTTATCTTCTCTACAGTATCACCAAGTCCATCAGGTTGATTTTCATATTTAGCAACCCACTCTTTATAGCGTTTGGTTCTCTTGTCGTTTGGTTTAGGTGGTATTTTATTCATCTTTATTATTTTTAATTAAGTCAAAATCTCCGTTTAAGTAATCTTCAAAGTCTTCTCCAAACTTTGATTTGATTAAATCTTTATAATTCTTACAGCTATTAAATATAGATGTAACACTAATGTTTGTTTCTTTAGCTAATTTACGCATACTAATATCAGTTTCATAATATATCTTAAACAACTTTCTGTCGTACCAATGTTCCCAGTTTTCTACTTCAGCTTTAATTTTGTTAATCATTCTCTCTTCTGCACTATGTTTAGAGTAGTTGTAATATTCATCTTCTCCATCAACAACTTCATAATTAACTTCATAGTCATCTATTCTAATTATCTTATACCTTCCTTTTGCTTTTGAGTAATCACCCCATAGATTTTTTAATGTAACATAAACATAAAACTTATTTACTTCTGTTTCATTATACATTATTTTTTGAGGGTCTCCTACATATTTATTTAATCTTAAATACATCTCGTGAATAAAGTCTTCAACCAAGTGTCTTGGTATTCCTATTGACATTCCCATAGCAATCCAAGTATTGTGACTTTTAGATAATAACTCAAGCATTGTTAAATATAAAAAAATTAATCCAGACTATACCTAAACTAATTCTAATAAGTTCTACTGTTCTATCGTATTCTTCTATCTCTATATCGTCAACATAATCAATTCCTATAACAAAACCCCTTATAAATTCTATTTGTACGTTCATATTAATATTCAAATTGTACTTTTACTTTGTCTTCTGGTCCAAAATATTTAACCATATTTTTAATTTCTACTATGTTTTGGTCTTGCTCATATACAAAACCTTCTAGTGCATCAAAGAAAGCTTTATTAAGATTGTCTTGTAGGTCAGGCTTTGTGACTTTAGGAACTCTTGGTAATCTTCTTTTCTTTGCTAAACTCTTAGGATAAGCATAAGCATATTCTATATAATTAACAACAATAGGTGTTCCTGCAGGTACTATGTTGAACCCATCAGGTAACTGTTTACTTACTAGGTCTCTGAC